GGAACAGAAGCACTGATGACAGTTGCAGCAACTCCAACTAATTCAGTCACCTTACCAAATGAACCAAAACCATCTGTTTTTGAAGTATCAAAAGTAAGTTTATCTCCTACATTATAATTTGACCCACCTTCTACAATCTTAATAGAGTCAACAGATCCTTTTTGAGTATTTTTTATTTTAGCAATGCTTACTTTTTTCTTTGCACTAGCAGCAACGCCTGAGTATTCTTCTAAGTTATATTTCTCAGTATTTCTTAACAAATCTTCAGGAAAAGAATCCTGTGTTGATGTAAATTGATTGTTATACGGTAATAACTTAGAATTGTAAGTATCACCAACAATATAAGGGAAAATAGGTTCTCTTCTATTAGTAAAGGGTGATAAAGGATTTGTAACAGGATTATTAGAAACTGTAATGTAGTAAGCGTATACACCGTATGGATATTCTGGTGTTACTGCAAATCTACCATTATGTTCATCAAGATCTCCGTATCCTTCTTGATATTCATAATCTTCAATAAAAAATCCTGCAGGATAGTCTGTCAATGCGGGACCATTACTTCTTGATATTCCAGATATCTTGACATAACTGGATTGCATGTATTTTAGAGGTCCACTACCATCATAATTTTTAGTTGCGTAAGGTCCGTATATTGGATGACCGTCATACGCCCATCCTAGTATTGGTGAATGATCAGTGCCATTATCATCCAAATAATCGCGTAATTTTCTTGATGCATAATAATTTACGTAAGGATATCCGTTTTCTGCTATCTTCAATTCGCCATAAAATCCGTCATCATCTTTTACATCTCCAAAATTAGCGTAACGTTGAACATTATTAATAGTCCATGTTTTCAAGTTGGATGACATAATCACACCAGAACCCGGAGTTTTTGCAGTGATTGTAGTTCCATTTGCTGTGTATCCGGCACCTTTTGTTATTACATCTACACCTACAATTTTTCCATTTGCCACTCTTGCAATTAGTTTTGCACCCACACCGTCGCCATTCACAATTATATCAGGAGCACTGAAATAATCCTTACCACCACTCTTAATTGACACAGAATCTATTCTTCCATTGACAATAACAGGATCAAATGCCGATTTAGATCCTTCAACAACTATCGCATCAGGTTTATAATTGTCATTGATAAAGAGAGATCCAAAATTATCACCTTTTGCTTTTATATGAATTCCATCAACTTCTCCTCGAATGACAGCAAATGCAGTCGCGTTTGAAGTTGATATTCCTTGTGTGCCATTAATAGTTACGGATACTGGTGGGTAATTAAATGTGTGTTTTCCAGTTCCGGGTAAAGACATCTTTACATAATCAACTAAAGAAGTTGAAATAGAAACTCTGAAATTATTATCATCAATCTTTACAACATAATAATCTTTTCCAGATGTAAGACCAGAGATATCTGTTACTGTCCCTCCACCATATCTTACTAATTCTCCTGATGAGTATCTATGATTTGGTATGGTTATTAAATCTTTGAAGGTATTGATACCTACACTATCAACAGTGTTCTCTCTATTTTGAAAATCAGTGGACGAAATAATTTCTATATTATCTACTTTTAGTCTAGACTCTTTTGTTTCAAACTTATGCAATCCTCCACCATTGGTTGTAATTGGAAGTGTTGCGATACCTGCAAGTGCCTCATTACGGGTTTTGGTAAGTGATATGGTAAAATCATCATTCTTGTTGACAAAATAACTTGATTTGTCAACAAGATTTCCCGGAGTAATGCCAATTCCAATGGTCGTTGAACCATCGGTTCCGTAGATAATTTCTTCTCCATGTTTAAATCCATGAGGTTCAGTAAATGTAAATTTATCAGTGATAGTATTCACAATACCACCAACACTAGTGCTATCAAAAAATACTTCGTGTGGAGCGAGTCTCATCTTCGCTTCAGCAGTCGCCTGACCATTACCACCGGTTATTTTGACATCTGGAGTTATCTTATAATCTAATCCACGAGAAGTTACTTGTATTTCTTTTAATTTACCACTAACATGAGCTATAACAGATGCACCCACACCAGTGTGTCCATTCTGCTGTATTGAAATGCGAGGAGGATTGATTACATCATAATCAGATCCGGTATTCAATACATCTACTGTTTCTAGTGATCCATAGTAAATTTTATCAGAAGATTTATAAGAATATGCTTCTACACCATTTACAAAGAGTCCTACACCTTTACCTGTTTCAGTTTTATTTTTAGAAGATCCGTATTCTGATTTTTTAAACTTACGAAGTATTTTTTGGGCACCAATAGTTCCAAAACCAACTTCAAATGGAGTGAGATTGTGATTAGTGTTAGTTCCAATATCAGGAGTATCAAAAACAGTAACATATTGACCTCTACGAGCATTCTCTGCCGATAGAGAGAGTGAAATAGAAGATGAGGTTAGATTGGTCACATAGTATGAATGACCGGTGCTGAGACCTGCTACAGGGGATCCTGATACAATAGGATTATAAAGAACGATATCACCATTCTGTAAATTGTGATCTGGTATTGTAATTACTTGAGATCTTGTAGAAATTCCAGATGTGCTAAAGTTTCTAATTCTTTTTTGTACATCTATTGAATAATGAGGTAAACTATTTGATGCTACAACAACAGTGTCACCTTGTGCGTAGGTATTTTGAATATTAGCGACATTATTATTTTGTTTATATCTAATATTGATTGCCCGCTAAAAGAGATGGTGCACTTATATACACAACTTGATCATTCAATATTCCTGTAATAACGCCATCTTGATTCTGACCATCGATGTCTATTACGGATATGGGTTGCCCTTTCTTATAATAGTGTTTCGCAGTCAATACAAGTTCAAAATTACCTGCTGATATTGTCTTGAAGTCTTTTACTGTGTGTTTAGTTGCAATATTCTCCAACCACTGGCTATATCTTATATCTTTCTTTTTGATACCAAGAGTCTTAATATTATATTCACTACCTTTTTGCTGAAGAATTCCAGTTCCTTCAAAACCTATAATAGAATTCAATATTCTAAGTTCTGCAGGATTTGCTCTATTGGGTTGATATGCAAATGCCAAACCACCTGAATCAACGTTATCACCCACTGCTGCGTTGCCAAAACCAGTTACGTTTAAAAATTCTGTAAGAGTTTTGTCAGTATAGTCGTATCTTCGTCTCCCTATATTGAAAAATGAAGATTTAGCAAATCCAACTGTAGAGTCTACACATACTATATCATCTCCACTTTCAATATTTGATGTAAGACGAGTTCTATTTACAGGTTTGAAAGATCCTTCAATTGTATCAGAAGACAATCTTATCTTATAGTAAGTTTTTCCTTGAAGAACAATTTTTTCTACTTGATATACTGATGCACTTGCATTTCCTTGAGTAATTGTTTGATTAACAATCTTTTCTGGTTCACCTGATATACGTTCGCAAATTAGCACATCATTGACAGAATACTCTGCATCTGATGGTTTGAAGAGAAACTCTTGAGGTTTGACTAATTCAACTTTTTCCTTATAAAGAGTTCCAAATAATATTTTGTACGCTTCTTCAGTTCCTTTAGCAGTATAAAAATCTTTTGACTGTTTTAGGAAATTTGATATATTTAAATCTCCTGTAAATGATCTATCCTCAAAACCCGGAGATATTTGTGTTTTTACTTTTGTGAAAAACTTTTGTAGAAAAATATTACTTAGATTTTTTACTTTTGCATTCTCTGCATGAGTGCTGATACCTGATTTTGAGAATGTAAGAAATTCTGGAGAGTTTGTTTTCTCGCTATTTTCAATACCACTAAATCCTCTAACGCATCCTGTAAATGAAGTAGAACCTATACCAGTATAGGTGATTATCTCATCATCAATTTTGAGCAAACCATACTTACTAGGCCACCCCGTTGTAGAATCTACATATATTGTGTTATCAAACTTTCGAGTATATTGAGACGTTGATGTAAATCCAGTAAGATTGTCTTTGTTGAGAAAATCAACACTTTTATAGTCAGTAAAATTATCAACAATATCTACTGGACCACCTTGAAACTCTTGTGATATGTAATATTGCTTTAGAAATGTTCCAAGTAAAGGATTGTCAGAATCTATCGCTTCAGGAATCTGACTTTCAATAACTTCTTGTATCTTGACTCTGGATAGTGAGGTTTCTATCATTAGTATCCGCTACTATAATTGCTTGGCGATGAACTTGTTGATGACGAAGTTGATGATGTCGTGGTAGAAGAAGTATTCACAGGAGATACAAAATTAAGAGTATCACGAATCTGTACACTATTTACTGAGTGAGTAGAACCGGTCATTTTAGTGCCATCTGGCATACTATGAAACTCACCATAATAAGGTTGACCGTTGACATATCCTACTAATTTACCTTTACCTGATGAACTTGTCACTATAGCACCCCTTACCTTGTTTCCATTACTGTAACTTGATTGCACATCGAATCTTGTTCCTGATACGTTTGCTCCAGATGAGATAAGGTCTTGTCTCATTGTAAAATTACTTTTTTCGGTGCTAAGTTGTAAAAACAATTCTTTTCTTCCCAAAACATCATTTGATAATGGCACTGCTTGTATCTCAATAATATTTTCTGGTAAAAGTGTTGAAGTTATGTTTATTGTGTTGATAAGTATTTCACCTTTCTTGTAATCTACAGTGCCTACATTAGTAGATACAATTTCGACGTCTATATCGTCTGTGAGTTTGAATAGGAATAGATTGCCTGTATTTGATCCTTGAATCACTTTATCGGCGATGTAGACCGTTCCATCGATCCCTGAAACACTAAAACCTGTGCTCTTGATATTGTAAGAGTCTAATTCATTATAAAACTGATTGTCGAAACACAATTCATATTGTGTAAAGACATTTATCATTGATTTTAAATTTCTTCTAATTAATACATTCGTAATATTGGATGTAATAGAATTGTCAACAGCATCAATAACTGAAGTCATTTTAGAGTATTTGAATCTACCACCAAACTTATTCAACTCTCCAGACTTAGAATATTGATTTACTGAATCAGTTATCTTAGATCTAAGAGTATCAGAGTCCCCAACAAAGTTCGTATTGTAGTAAATATATGAATCTAATTCAACGTACAGAAATTTGAGATCTATAAAGGATGGTACAATTCCTGCCACACTGTAACTTTTGAGAGATCTTAATAAATCTGTTTTCGTAGACTTCGCTAAAAAATTACCATTTCTCGGTTTTGCTGCGATAAAGACACGACCATATTGAGGTGGATTTAGATCTTCTCCACCATATGCACTTACTGATTCTATATTTGGATATATTGAGGGGAGTAATGCTTCATAATCAGTAGCAGTTACCGCACGATTTTGTGCTGCAAATCTTCTAGGTGCGTAATTTCTTATACTTTGCACACTCTCTATATCATCTCCATTCTCAGAAGGCGTCAAAACTCGTAGTCTTGCTACAGCAGTCGGTATAAGTGCACCACTTTCATCTTTTATTGCACCTACAAAATTAAAGACTGACGCACCATTACCCTCTTTACCATCTGTTTTGATGTAAGTTGCTCTAATTACATTGTTTGCCTGTAACTTCTTCCCAAATATATCATCTCCAAAAAGAAGTTCATACTTTTCATCACTTGTCTCTTGTATCAAAAATGTGTTAGATGTAGAAGTTATGCCGACAATACTGTCAATTTCTTTGTACTCTGTTTCGATAGTGCTTGATTCACTTTCTCTGATATACACTCTGAGTGTGGATGTGTCAATACTATCATTCGGTAAAACATATCTTTGGTTTGCTTGTGATAAGTTTACAACCCATTGCTTCTCCAAAAGTTGACCTTGATATATTTGGAGAAATCCATTAGATTCACCAAACACAGAAGGAGCAGTTATTCTTTGCGGTAAAGAATATATAAAGTTGACACCATTCACTCCAGAGTTTGCAATAACCCCTTCATCAATACTTATTGACGTATTTGTTGTTGAGATTCCAGTAATGTTAATAGAAACAGTTGCTACAGCAGCACGTTTTGATCTAGGCACGTAACCTATGTTTCTTGCAAGCGATACTACGTTCTCTCTGAGTGTTGCTGAATCAATAAATGATTCATTCGCAACCATATTGGTATTATATGCCGTGATGTAAGTATTATATGCTAATGTATTAATAAGAACAGACAGATTAGATCCCTCAAAGTCAAAATCTGAGAAATTAGAGTTTTGCCTCAGATAATCTTTGATTGAAGTTTTTATATCTTCAAAGTTGAGATTTGTGAATTGATTGAGAGCCATTATAGTCTAGTCGGTTCTAATATAAAGTTTATTGTTTGCGTTGGTAAAGATAACCCAACGATGTTGTATGATATCTCAATATTTAAAGAATTCTCGTCTGGTCTTGATTCAACACTAACATCTGTTAGATTTACTCTAGGTTCAAAGTTTGTTATTACAGTTTCAATTTCAGTAGAAATAGGATCAATGAAATCGGAGTTTCCTAATTCAAATAATGCCCCAGTGATACGGGTGCCAATGTCATTTCTAAAAAATACTTCACCAATCTTTGTTCTAACAAGATTTTGCACAGAACGTTTGATTGCATCCTCATTTTTAAGAGGAAGCAAATCTCTTGTAACAGGGTGACGTTTGAAGGATAATGATATATCCCGAAAACCTCTTGATATTTTATTGAGAGGCACTTTTATACAATACTCGTATATTTAGTGCTATTTAGACAGTTGCTACGAGTTATCTTTCATCCGATTTATGTTGATCTTGAAAATGGTGATAATATTGATCATCTATGTCTGCCATGACTGCTCTGTCCTTCTGAGTCTTCCAGAAATAATCTTCTTGATCACCAAGACCTAGATTATCATGTCCACACTCAACCTGATAGTACTTTGTAGAGACCTTGAAGTCTGGTGTTTTAGGTTTGGGGGGTGTCATACTGTTATCATAGATTCTCATCCTGTTATTGGGATACAGAGCGAACTGACCATTGTTTAGTGCAATCAGGTTATGACTTTTATGTTCTGCAGGAGTCTCAGCAGTAGAACAGTCAATGCTATCTGCAGAGTCATGGTAATTGTCCAGTGTGCAAATGTATTCTCCTCTAATGCTTCCGAAATCACGAGTATTAATCTCGTAATCTGCACTTCCGATGATTGATTTTGTAATTGCTGTAACTCCATAGTCCATACAGTTCCAAAATTGCAAATTTATTAAATTCATATCAGGATCAGGTGTCTTAGGAGAAGAGACAAAAGCAGAGATTGGTAGTTTATCAAATAATGCAGCATATTCATACAAATACGTTTCAAAGTAAAAAGCACGACCGGGCATAGACTTTGCAGATACCCACACTCCTTTTACAAACTCACCATGTCCGTCTTTATGGTCTCTTAGATATTCTTTTCTTACCCACACATGGATTGCGGGTAGATTGCAGATTAATGTTGACATAATAAACTATCGCTAATAATAATTATACAAAAAAAGAGGACATTAGTCCTCTCTGTCTAAACCAAGGTATTTGATTTCGATATCGTCAGGGTGTGGAGTTCCGTCACGATAAAATTGTTCTGCAAGTTCTTGAGTTACATCAAGCATCTCTTCTTCATCAATGTCAGAACGGATTTTCTCACCCTGCAAGTATAT